GGACGTGCTGCGGCAGCTTGTTGATCGTCAGGCACGGCCGCGCGTTGATCGTCTGCCCCTGCACCGCGCCGCGTGTCGCCAGCACGTCCGCCGGCCACTGCCAAGCGTTGTCAGGCGAGCCCGCCATAAACCGCAGATCGTCCAGCTCGTCCTCGCGAGTGTCGCTGTAGGCGGACATCGCCACCGTAAAGCGATGCCGCAGCGTCGACAGGCGCTCGTCGCCCTCGTCGGCGCTGGCTACCTTGCCGGCGTCCCTGACATCACTTGCAGCCACTAGACTTGCCTTTCATCGCCGGCTTCTTGGCCGCCGCGCGCTTGGTCGAATAGGCGATGGCCACGGCCTGTTTCTGCGGCTTTCCAGCCTTCATCTCAGCCTTCACGTTCTTGCGGAAGGCTTCTTTGCTGGTGCTTTTGACTAGCGGCATTATTTCTTCCTCGTCTTGGCTGACTGCTTGAACGCCTTGGCCGTCGGCGCACCCTCTGCGCCCGGTTTACGCATCTTCTCGCCCGAGCCGGCTTTGATGCGTGCGCGTTTGGCGTGGATTGCAGCATACAATCCGGGGCTTCCGGGCTTTTTCATGGGCATTTCCATCTCCGAAGACTAGCTTTTGCGCGCTCGCCATTCTTGGCTTTAGCTGCGACGGAGCCCATACGGGCACAAAATGACGCCTTCCGGCCCTTGTCAGCCTCGGTCTTGGGGTTGGGTGCAGGAGCCTTCAGCTTGCTCCCCGTCGCCGCGTTATACTTGGCCCGACCCTTCGCGGTCAGGCCAGCGCCCGCCTTGGTGGACAGCTTCTCACCACGGCCAACAGACAGAGAAACAGATTTTTTAGCCATCAAGAGGCCATCCAACCGGAGGAAATCGCCCCACCATAGCCGACCCGGCGTCTGTTGTCCATCGGCCGCGCCTCGCGGTGGGCCACGGGATAGGCGAATGTGATGGCGATAGCGTCGGCCGCATCTGGTGAGGCCAGCCCCCGCGCCTTCATATCCTTCTTGCTCTCCAAAAAGATCGTGCCCTTAGAGTCCGGCTTCATCATCGGCCCGGTCAGGTCAGACTTCAGGAAGCGGTCCTTCGGGATGCTGGCCGTCTTCAGCCACTCCTTCATCGCGCCCCACATCTCAGCCCGCTTGTTGCCATACATCAACGGTTTGACGGACTTCTGACCGAAGTTAACTCCGCGCACCTTGTAGCGCTGCTCCTTCAGACGGTCGACGACGCCCGCGCCCAGCCCGCCCTCGTCGATGACCACCAGCGCCGGGCGGAACTCCTCGATAGCGTCGATGACGCGCCCCACCACCTCCATGGTGTCGTCGCCACGGTAGCGCCGGATCGCGATGATGTCGCGCCCCTGCCTTACCGCAATGACCGTCGCGTCCGCCCCGAACCGCGCCGGGTCCACCCCGACCACAATCGGCGCGGACGGATCCTTTGACGGCGGTCTTGCCATGGCTTCTTCAGCGAGCATGGATCCAATGAACTGATCGTCTGAGGCGTTGGGGAACTCTCCGTAGACCTCGACGTGGGCTGCGCTGCTGTCAGGGCCATATTCGTCGATAATCTGCTGATAAACGGCCTTGTCAGTTCCCTCCACGCTTCGGGCGTCAACAGTCTTGGTTCGCCAGAACTCTCGCTTGGAGTTGAAGCATTCGTAGAAATATCCTGAGTTGCGCCGGGGGTTGCTGAAAGCAAGCCAAAAGCGATTAGGAGTATTTTCCGTGAAAAAACCGGCAGCAACAGACCAGATTGCATCGTCAATACCACTCGCCTCGTCGAATACGAGCATGACGCCCGCAAAGTTATGCACGCCCGCGTAGGCGTCAGGATTCTCTGCCGACCACAGCCGTCCCTCGACGCCCCAGTAGCGCGTGCCGAGCTTCAGGTCGCGCTCCACGAGTTCTGCGATCCATTTGGCAGGGAGGACGCGGGTCGCGCTTACCTCGAACCAGTGGCTGTGCAGGGCCATGCTGAGCCACTTCGTAATCTCCGCCCATGTGACGCTGCGTAGCTGCGCTTCCGAGTTGGCCGACACGATGGTCGTCGACCCGATCCGGGTCGTCAGCATCCAGATCACGAGCCATGAGACGAGGGCCGACTTACCGATACCGCGCCCGGATGACGTGGCCATCCTGAAGGTCTGGAAGTCTACGCGCCCGCCGTTGGCCTTGATGTGGTCTCGCAGCTCGATCAGCACCTCGCGCTGCCATTTGCGTGGGCCGCTGTGGCCCTCCAGCGGCGTGCCGGGCTTACCCCACGGAAACGCCAGCCTCACGAACGTCAGCGGGTCGTCCTTCACCTGCGACGCCCATAGCGTCGCCATCAACTTCTGCTCGTCCGTCGCTGAGAAGATCGGCGCTTGCATCTATGATTAGCCCCTCGATGACGCGCTGTTTGGCCTCTTCCAGCGCCGCCGTGATAGATATGGTCTGGTTGACCTCGACCTGCACCGACTGCGGCGCGGTCCATTTATGCGCGAACTTCAGCATGTCCATGGCCGCTTTGGTGTCGCCACTTTTCGCGGCTTTCATCATCACGTCGGCCAGTTCCGCCTCTCCGTCAGCGCGCCCTTTCGTTTCGGCATACTCCGCAATCGGGTCGAGCTGCACAAGCGTCCGGTATTCGTGCGGCGTCAGCCCGGCCGCCAGCGCCATGGAGTCGCCGCGCAGGCCCTTCTTCGCCGCTTCGTAGATGCGCTCCAGCACCGCTTCCGTCGCGGCGATCTGGCGCGGCTCATAGGGGAGTGAGTGAAACATGGTTTGTTATAGCATGAAAAAATAAAAATAAAACTTGTTTACATTACAGCAGTAAAAAATAAAAAATTTTGTGCAGACCCTGCGTATTTCTTAACGGAGAGCCCAAGGCCCTGATCCCCCGCCCTGAATGTCCACAGCCTAATGGCAACAGATTAATGTCTACGTCTGTCAACGCTTAAGCCATAGCGTTTACGTAAACAAACATGAGACGAACTGTTTAGGCGATTTAGGCGGTTTGTTTTCAGGTCGCGTTGAGATTTTAGCTTTAGGCGGTTTAGGCGGTTTGTTTTCAGGTTCGGTCACGCGTTTTGCGTGGGGGCAAATAACGCGCGCCCAGACGACCGCGCGCATAGTCTACCATTTTAATGGGTTATGCTATTAGGCGATATAGCAAAGACGTTTTAAGTCGCTATACATTTTTACTGTATGTATACGTATGTAAACATTTATATTTTTTTGACCTTTAATATATAAAAACAACTCAAATAGTATAACGCCCGGTTATCGCTCGTGTTTCCCGCGCCTAAGTCACAGACAAAGACAAGATAAAAAATGACCTAATCAAAAATCTTGTTGCACTCGCCGCCGAATCGCGCTATCTTGTGAGCATCGGTAACAGGATAAAGCCCATGCCTACCATGATCGACGCAATCCAAACCTTCGCCGCTTGTTTCGCCATTGCCGGCGCAATCGTCGCGGCGCTAACCGCCTAACTGTAACAAAGGAACAAGACAATGAGATACACCGTCACAATATCTGAATTCGTAGACGCGCCCGACGCGGAAGAGCAAGCTCGCGCGACTTGGCACTATTTTGACGATCTTACCTTGTCGCAAGCATGGCGCATTGTAGAGCGCCACGCGCGGCGCGGTTTCAATCGCTATGGTGGTGAAATCGCCCGCCAGAATTGGGGCGCGCGCGGCGGCGCGTTTCCGCATAACTATCGCGCCGCGATAATCCGGCTTGATACCTTCTAACTGTAACAAACACACACAGGAGTGAATACAATGGAACTGAATGTAAAATATCTCAAAGCCGCCGCCATCGTCGCCAGCAAAGAAGAGACGCGCTATTATCTGAAGGGCGTGGCCGTGCAAGCGGGCGACAAGGGCGCGTTTATCGTGGCGACCGACGGCCATCGTGCAATGGCCATCCGTCAAACGAGCGAGGCGCAGGCGCCAGTCGATATCATCATTCCGGCGGATATAATCGCCGGAATCAAGCCTAGCAAATATGATGAGCGCGCCGAATTGACGCAAGAGAGCGCGAATCGTTGGCGAATTGACTATTGCGGGACAAGCATTGTCTTTTCGCCGATTGACGGAACATTCCCCGAATGGCGGCGCGTTGTGCCGAAAGAAATTTCGGGCGAGACGGCGCAGTTTAATCCGGCGTACGTCGGCGATTTCGCCAAAGTAGCCAAAGCTCTCGTGGCCAAAGGCGATTGCGTCAAAATCGCCCAAAATGGCCAAGGCCCGGCGCTTGTCACGTTCGGCGATGACATTGACGGCTTTGGCCTTCTAATGCCGACGCGCGCTAATCAGGCGTCCACCGTATGGGATAGCGCGCCGTCATGGGCGACTGTCTGATAACCACTGGCGTCGCGCCATGCGCGGCGCTATCATAACAAACGCACATAGGAGAGACTACAATGAGCTATAATGGATGGACCAACTACGCGACGTGGCGCGTGAACCTCGAAATGTTCGACGGAATGGTAATCGACCCGCTGAACGAATGGTCGCCTGATCCGACAACCTTTGCAAACCAGCTTATAGACTGGGCGCGCGACATGATCGAAGAAACTTCGACGGAAGGCATAGCGCGCGACTATGCGCTCGCATTCCTCCAAGATGTTAACTGGCGCGAGATAGCCCAACATTTGCTCGCGGCCAATGCAGACTAACCCGCGCCCCTTATGGTCCGAGATCATGCGCGTGCGACGCGAGATACAGGACGCACTTTGGCAAGGCGACGTAGACCGCGCCGCCGCGCTCTATCGCGAGCTAGACCGGCTCGAAATGCTGCAATCATATGGAGAAACCCACGATGTTGACCATTGAACTGGATCAGGATGTTTTCGAGGCGCTACGTGACCATCTCGAGACGCTAAACCCGCGCCCGCCGCTGTTAGAGCTTCTGCGGGCGCAAGTAAATGACATTTACGACGAAGAATCGGAAAAATACTGGATGGAGAAATGGTCCAATGGCTAATCTGGAATACTACTTCGAAGACCTTCAGGTCTTACCCGGCTGTAACATCGTCGCCAGTGGCGTCGCGGACGTAAACTTCCAGCTAGAGCCGCCCGACCCCGACAGTGGCTGGCCACGGTGGACGGTCTATGATCTAGAAATAACCGGGATCGCGCTGGACCCGCTCGCGCTCGGCGAGACGGGGCTTATGCTCGACACGAAGCACCCCCTTTACCCCCTGATTGAAGAAGCCCTGTATAAGGACGACAAACTTGTAGAGGCTTGTCTTAACCATGAAGACGACTGAGGCCATCATATTGGGCGCGGCCGTCGCCGCGTCCGCGCTAATCCTTATCCTGTCATACATCGTGGGAGGCTAGAGACATGGGCTACATGAAAGAACTATGGGAAGACTACGCGCCCTACCGGGCGGCGCTTAAGGTGCTATCAGAGGGCGCGCTGACGGTCATGCTAGGCAATGAGACAAATGAGCTACGCATGGACCTGATACGGGCCGAACTGGAGGCACGCAGATGCGACGCGTCTACCTTACCAAAGTAACATGGCAGAATGAGCGTAAGACACTGACCATGTACGACGCCGACGGCTTGCCGTGGGGTCAGATTTACCTGCCAAAGGCCGACGACCGCGCCTTGTTCGTGGCCGCACGGGCGCTGACGTTCGCAATCGAGGGAGATTTCAGTGGACGAGATAGACCAAAAGATCATGCGGATCATCGAGGAAGAAGCAAAAGCGAACGGCACGACCGTGGGCGTGCTGATCAACCACGACAGGATGATGTGGCGCTGCGCGATCCGTCAACGGATAATGTGGAGGGCGCGGACTGAACTGAAGGCGTCATATCCAGCTATCGGGCGCGTTATGCGCCGCACGCACGCCGCCGTCCTGCGGGGAGTCCGCACCTATGAAGAAAGATAATGCCATGGCAATAATCATAGCCGTCCTGATCGAAATACTGTTGGGGGTAAAATGACCTTCGAAGAGCAATATGAGGCCATACAGGCCGTCATTCCTGACCTGCCTAGGGACATACCGGCCTATCAGGTAAACCCGCCCCTGTGGGCTTTCTGGCGCACTGTAGAGCCATCCGCGCCAGAACATCCCATAATGACCGAACAGGAGATCGTGCGCCGGCTCGACCTTCTTTACATGGGCGACGGCGCGTGCTAAAGCGTGACGCGTTTTCTCCCCAACTGCCCGGCATAAAAACCGGGCGTTTTCTTTCCCTGAAAGGTAGTCTAATGGAAAATATACACAGACTAGTAAAAATATTCCGCAGAATGAGCCCCTACATGACTTCCGCACAGATGGAATTTATTCTGACGGTGGCGCTGTATCCGGGCGAGGGGACCGTGTCCTATGCAAACCGGCTGAAGATAGAGAAAGCCGCCGCGTCGCATCTCATCTCGCGGCTGGGCTCGCGCGGGCGCACCTACAGCAAGGGCGTTAGAGTGGAGGGGCTGGGGTTGCTAACACAGAAACCGTCGCCAACCGACGCGCGGGCGACAGAGGTCTACCTAAGCCCAAAAGGTGAGAAGTTGGTCCGGGTTCTATTGACCGCGCTGACGTAGGCCAAAGATTCCGCGCATCATATTCTGCGGCGGCGGGGCCATGGTGTTTTGATAGAGCCCGGTCATTTCCAGATAGGGCTGCAAATAGGACAGCAACCGCCGTCGCATCTCTTCCTTGCGTAGATACGCGTCAACGCCCGCGCCCGTGTCGTCGAGCCCGCTATAGTCCTGCGACTGCTGAAACGCCCGCGCGCGCTCCCAGAATGCCTGCTGTTCGGGAGACTTGCCCAGAAAATCCGCGATAGGATCGCTGGACGCAGGGGCCTGCCGCATGTATTCAATCCGGCCGGAGGGCTTTGGCATGAACGCACCCGAATACGAGGAACGTCTGAAGGCGCTCCAGCAAGAGGTTTCGAAAGCATACCTTGCCGGATATTCCGAGGCGCGTCAACGCGCCCAGTGGACCATCACCGGGGCGTTGGACGAGGCCGCACGGCTGCGACTCGCGCTCGAATCGGCGCTGGACGAGATCCACGACGAAGCGACCCGCACCCGTATTCTAGCAGCAATGCACCGAAGCAAACCACCAGATCAATTAGGTTCTGAACCATAGCCGAGCCCGTCCAGTAAGGCCCGAGCCTGCTCATGCGCGTGGCAAAGCTGATCGATCAGCTCGGACGAACACTCATCGTCCCCCGGACTGGACGCCCAGTCAAGGTAAAGTTCGACGGCCTCGGTCAAGTCACCCAGATGTTTTAGGAATATTGGATACACGTTCAGCGAGGGAGACGACATTTTCCCTATCCTTCCCTTCGCCCGTTATGTCGGCCAGCGCACGCCTTACGTCCGACCGGTTCCATTCCGCCAGACGCGGTTTCACAAAACAATGCTTTTTTGACGGCAGATCTGACGAGTAACAGAGCCCCTTGTCAACCCAGCCCGCTTCCTTCAGCGCATGGAACAGCGCCGGGCGCACGACACGAGTAGCGTTGTCCATCGGATCGTTCAGCTTGGCCAGGAACGTATGCCACGGCCCGCTGATAACATCGACGTTAAACGGCGCTTCGCCCTTCTCGATCATGTGGTAGACGTGGCTCTCAGCGTTACTCATGCCGACATAGATCAGTTTAGTCTTGTATTCCGTCATGGGCGGGATCGCCTGCGGGTTGAACTTCGACACATCCCGCGCACGCAGCCAGCCTGTCACGGCCTCGAAGCCGCCCTTGTGATACCAGCCCCACATTGCCTGCGCCTCGCCCGGCGTCATCTTGGGCGCGTCGGACCACACGCAGAACCATCGCCGGTCGTCAGAGTCGAGCGTGATCGGCATGTCCTCGTTGGTAAACGCCAGCATGAACAGCCGGTTAACCATTTGATAAGGATGCAGGCCCTTGCGGTTAATAACGAGCGTCTCCGGCGGCGCGGCGATGATCGGTTTCAGCTTGTTTGCGAGCGCGCGGCGGTCCTTGGCGTCGGGCTCCTTCAGCTCGTTAAGAACGACGATCTCCGACTCTAGCTGGTAACCCCACTGGCTCGTCAGGCTGTCGTTGTCGATCAGGCCCTTGTTCTTCTCGTGCGGCCCGCACACGCTCCAGATGAACGGTGCCCACATGGTGTCCTTACCGCAGCCGCCCTTGCCGCCGTGCAGGATCGCATGGTTGATCTTTATGTTCGGGTGCTGGGCCTTATAGGCCATCACATCCCATATATGCTCCAGCTCATGCTCGTCGGGAATGAGACGTTGGCAGTGGTCGATCCACCGCTGCGGGTCGCCCGCGCTCTTGATCTCCGGCCGGGCGTCGCGCCACATGTTGCCGTAGACGAGCCCGTCCTTCGTGACCATCCAGTCCTCGCCGGCTGCGTAGGTCAGCCCGTGCAGGGCGTAAGCGCCCTTGTCCTCACGGAATGTGTCGAACCACGACGACGCCTCGATGCGGCGCTTCTTGCCCTCAGAGTTAGACACCACGCACTCAACGCCCTTGAACAGAGCGTTGAACGCCTTGCGGCTGATCTCGCTGCACGTATGCCGGTCAAAGTAAGCGTCGTCTGAAATGATATAGGCGAAGCGGTCGTGCCACTCGCTGCGCGATTCACGGCCAGCCTGCTTGCGCTCGGTCTCGGCGATGATCTCGGCCGCCACGTCAGGGTTGGCTTTCGTCGGCTTCAGGCTGCTAAGCGGCTTCATCGCCTCGGCGATCAGTTCCTCGCGGATCCCCGGCCTGTGCTTCGGGCCGCCCTGCTCGGCGACCCAGTCGCAGAAGTAATTACTGTCAAGATGTTCGCAGTGGCCATGGTAGCAACAGAACGCACGCGACTGCGGCATGTAGCGGGCTTCTAACTGGCCGTCTGTATGCTCGGCATGGTTCGGACAGACAACGCCGCACCAGCCCTCACTGTTTACGCGTGACGTAACAAGCCCCTGCTCGTTAAGCCACGCCATCACGTCATCGTTTCCGGTATCCGTAAGACGTAAATGATTCGCGCGGCTGCTTTCTTCGTCGGGCGTAACGCCAAGCGCCTCGCATATCTCTTGCAGTGTATACTCAATGTCTGGATCGAATACCGCCTCACGGCACTCGAACGCCTCGCGTCCGGGCTTCTGGTTTACGCTGCCCGGAAGACGGCAATTACGCACGGCGTTAGTCGCGCCCGGATCGGTGTAGCCTGCACGCGCTATAGCTGACAGTGCGGCGCAGTGCTGCTCAACCGTAGGTTGATCGCTGTAGGCATACCAGTATTGGAAGTTGCCGGGGCTCGTCTCAACGATAGCAGTCGGCGCGAGCGGCGGCGTCTTCGATTTCGTGCCGATGTCGTCTAACATCATAAACAGAACATGCGTGCAGTTCGCCACGCTGGCGGACGGCTTGCCGTTCTTGAATCGGTCGATGATGAACGAGCCGGTATTGATGAACCAGCTCTCACCATCCCTGCGCTTGTGCGATGGCATGTAAGCCGGCCATGTGTAGCGCGGCGTTCCGTCAGCGTGCAGCTTGCCGGTGTCGATCTGTTTGACGATCAGCGCTGTCTCGCCTTCCGGAGCGAGGCTTGTAAAGTATTCAAAGAGTGTCATTTGCCATATCTCTCCATCACGCTCGCTTCTACGTCGAGCGGCAAGCCTTCTGCCCAGAACGGCGGCGTTGTCATTACTTCTTCTAATCTTGCTTTGGCTTCTTCCGGCTGGTCAGTCTCAATAACGATCTCGTCGTGAACATGCAGAACCACACCGTCAAGACGGCGAAGAGCCTCACGAAGAAGGTCATGGGCGGTCGCTTGTGTGACGTTCTCACAAGCCAAGCCGGGCCATAGACGCGCACGGGGCCATTCCTTCGCATCTGCGGCAGGCTTCCATGACGCCTTCGCGTATGTAATGCCGCCATCGTCTTCAAATCGGGCGAACGGATAGCAAAGCACACGGCCAGACGGCAGGCAATACCAAAGATGCTTGCCGTCTGCGAGGTAGGTTATCTTTCCTGCGGTGAACTCTTTTCCTTTGTTGCGCAGCGCACGAATGTATGCAACTTCCAGATCACGCCAGAACGGCGGGGCCCAGTCGTTCGCCAACCGCCAGCCGTTTACCATCTTGCGCGCCTGCGGCTCGGGCAGGTTCACACCATAGACGCGGCCCATCGCAGCGAACGCGCCGATACCGCCGCCGAATCCGCAAGCCAGTTCCTGCACCTTGCCGATCTGACGCTGTTCCTTGTTCACGTCGTCATACGACACGTTGAATGTCTTCGCGGCATTGACTTTGTAAACATCGAGACCTTCGCGGAAATGCTGTAGCTTCTTGTCGCCCCTGTCGGACAACCACGGATTGACGCGGCCTTCAATGGCTGACCAGTCAGCGACGACGAGCGAAGAACCTTTAGCCGGAATCAGAGCGGGCCGCAGCATACCACGCAATACGTCTGTAACGCGCCGTCCGTATTTCGGCACGATGGCGTGGCCTCGCACCATCGCGTGTCGCACGCTGGCGGGATCATCTGCGCATTTACGTGTGAAGTTGTGAACCTGCGCGCCGTAACTAGACGCGCGTCCTGTGGCGGACCCGCCGGCAAAGACAAAAGCGCCTCTAACGCGACCGTCAGCGCAAGCCAGATTGCGAAGACGATCAAACTTTGCCACGCTCGACGCCCAAAGGTCATCGGCGCACTGTATGACTTCTTTAACATCGGGAGGCACCTCTTCCGGGTCATCCATAGCTAACAGATTGGCGCGGACAGTCTTGTCAATCGACATCTTGTCTTCGCGCTGCATGAGCTTCAGCGCTTCAGGGCCAAGCCTTTCTTGCACCCACAGTCGCATACGAGGACTTCGAACGCTCGTAACCTCTCCGCCCGTGATCTCGACAACCGCAGCCTCGATCTCTCGAAGCTCGTCAGCCGCATACTTGACCGCCGCGCTGCATAGATTGATATCGACAAGAACACCACGATCATTAATGCGCTCGTTAACATGGTAGTCCTCCAGTTCCTCGGGCGTCAGATCACGCATTGCTTGGCTGGCGGCGCGCATGGTCCGCACGTCCTGAAGCGCATATGCGCCTAACTCTGGTAATAAGTCATCTTTGTAAGGCGGTATACAACACGCTCTCACTAGCGCCGCGCCTCTATGATCCTTACGCATATTTAACCCGGCAAACCTACCAACATCTTCTAAAGCCCCCGGCATACAGTTGGCGCGCGCTTGCGCGGCTGTGCAATACCAAGATTCAAGCGGCGGACGGGCCACGCCGTATTTGGGGCAAACGACATGCCATGTAATTAGTCGGTCAAAGGCCGCATTATGCGCCCGTATCTCACCCCTCGCCACAAAATGATCTTTCATGCGCTGCGGCATAGGTTCGTGATGCCACCATAACTGGACTTCTTCATCGCCAAACGCATATGCCGCGCACAGCATTTCCGTAGTATTGTGCATGGCGTAATTATAGCCGCCTCTTTCCGGCAGGTCACATTCACTTCGCGTTTCATAATCAAGCCAAAGTATCATTGTTGCTTCCGCTTAGTATGCCAATGCCGATTTTCATAAGTGTGTATTCTATGACAGTTAGCGCAGAGAACATCGCATTTAGCGATTTCGTCCAATACCTTCGGCCATGCCATTTTAGTGTCTTGGCTCACATTAAACAGTTTCTCGCCGCGCGCATGGTTAAAGTCTAACGCCGCCGGATGTTTATTATAGCCGCAAATAGAACAGCCGCGCGCAACTTTAATGGCGTTAATATCGTTGCGACGCGACTGCTGAAACTTTTGCGTAGTTATCTTTTTGACAGGGCTATTGTTCTTGCACGCATCACAACAGTATTTACGGCGCATATCTCTATGCTCATAAACACCGTCGCAAGTAGCGCATCGACGTTCAATCCAGATGGTCATTGGAGTCCGTTCTGCTGCCGAGATATTCGCCGTTCGGGCCGTTATAGACGGTGTAGTTGCCGACCTTCGGCGCGGAGATCATACCGCGCTCGGTGTAGAAGAACGACTGATTCGGATAGCGCAGCTCTGTTGCAACAGGACCGTTCGGCCCGTCGAAGACAGATATTTCCTGCGCGCAGGCTGGCGACGTGAGCGCCATAACTATGAGTAGCCGTTTCATTATTTCTCTCCCTTCAGCGCGGCGCGGGCGTCAGTCATCTTCCTGATCCCATCTTTTATATCGCCCGCTATTTCCCGTTCTGTCGCCCATAAGCGCCAGAACGATCCGCACAAGGCACATTCCAACGGTGTAGACGCCGATGGCAGTGAATAGATGCACGATCATTACCACCCCTTCCAGCCGCACAGGGCGACGATGCGCCCCGGCTTGCTTTTCTTCCACTTAGGCACTTCAGGCGCTACTCGCTTGGTATTCGCCGCGCGGACAGCCGCGATACGCTTCTCTTCGTTACGTTGACGGCGCGCCTCGATCTCTTCCGGCGTCAGCTTCGCCTTCGCCCGGTCGCGCGCCTTCTGATTGTTACGCGCACGCATCGCCAGATACTGTTTCCGATACTCAGGATCCTCTGCGCAGCGCTGTTTGATCTTGGCGTAGTCGGTCATTTCAGCCCTATGCCCTGCTTCTCTTTAGCCCGCGCTAACGCTTTGCTCGCTGCGTTCGGGCTACAGCCCATCGCCTCGGCGATCTTCAGAACGATAAAACCCTTGCAATGCAGCGCCCACGCCTTTGCCTCGCGTTCCGTCAATTCATCTGTGAGTTTGATACACGGGCGTGGCTTTGGCTTTGGTTTTTCTTCTACGACAACGGGCGCAGGTGGCAGGTCAGGCCACGGCTCGTAGTCCGGCTGGCGGTCCAGCCACTGGACGCGCGGCAGCGTCAGCAGAATCTGTCTGCGTGCGAACGTGCCGTATTTCGGGTTAGATGCTTCCGTATATCGCGTGATGTATTTTGACTGCGTTTTCATCTTACTTTCCCCGGAAAAAGACGGGGGCCAAGGCCCCCGCCTCATATCAGCTACGACGACGACGCCCCGTGTCGGCCTCAGCCACCTCTTCGACCGGCCCGTTGAGGCTGATCCAGTCCGTGACCTCGAACACAGGCGTAAAGACCCGGCCATAGCTCTTGTGCTGGTAATGATCGGTACCAAGTTTTACCAGTGCGACAGAGTTGTCAGGATCTTTCTCGACCTGCTCGGCGACCTTCATGGCAAGCGCGTGCATGGCTTTCTTTCCGCCGACCGCAGTCGTCGTGAAGCGTGCCTGCACGTCCTTGTCTTCGCCGCTGATACATTTCAGACTCATACCGACCTGCGGTTCCCAACCACGCTTCGCATTCGGCGGCGGGGGCTCCAGCTCCGGCAGCTCTTCAGTGATCGGGAACATATGCTCGCCAAGCACCTCGCCTTCGCCCCACGCGATGTAGCCGTGGATGAAGGACAAAGGATTGACCGCCCAGATACCGCTGCGATCAATCTCGGTCTGGTCCGCACCGTAGACCCAGTGACCCGTCTTATCCATTTTAAGGATAACACCCGGTCCTGACGCGGCCTCGTCGGCTGTCTTACGCAACGCAGCCGCTAACGACGCGGCCGTGGGAAGGTTGGCGTTACCGAACTTTACGATATTAGTCATACTACTTCACCTCTAGTTTAGAGAAGGCCCGACGAATGTCAGAGCCCAGCGTAACCACGGCAGGCCGGGGATCGCTTTCCGGTGCTATCGTGGTACCTGTTGAGATGGAAACGAAAAGTTCCTTCGGTAGTTTGCCGCAGATCTTCTCGACCTGCGCAGGGCTCTTCAGTTCCATCAAATCCTCGGCAGCAAATCCCATTTCTGCAAGAGTGCTTCTTGCTTTGTCAGGATCGGCCCACTGTCGCGTAGCTCGCTTGGGGACGAGCTTCCATCCGTCGACAGGCGCTTTATTTTCCAGCATGGTCTGCGCAAGCGCGCGAACGCTCTTCGCCCATTCTTCCGCAAGTATCGCCATTGCCAGTGCATAGTTCATCTTCTCAGGGTCGATTGCCTTAACCTTCGTCGAGATCGCGCGCTCCAACTGCCCCGTGATCGCAGGGCACGTCGGCTTCGCAGGGCACCAGCGACAATGATCGCCGTGCTTCAACGGCGCGTCAGGACGGAAGGACATCTGCACAGCGTCGAACAGCGTGCGCTCGAACGCCTTCACGCGACCGGGCGTTGTAAGCCATCGTCTTACATACGGCGGCTGGACGATGATAAGCTCTATCTCGTCCACGCCCTCAACCGCCCAGCGAGCCTCGGGCGTGCGCATAGCAGCAGCGGCGTAGAACAAAAGTTGATGGTTCTCTTCAGCGTCCACCGCCACCCCATCACCAAACTTCCAATCAAGAACCACTGCACGACGGCCAATTCGGCCAATGAGGTCAACTGATCCGAATACACCGGCAAGGAATCCTCCAAAATGCACCGTAAGCTCGGTCTGGAACTCCAGCTCACGATTAGGGTCAATTTCGTTTAACGCGTCGAGAGCAAACTTCAGTTTCTCGTTATTGTCAAAGTCATCGACCTTCATGTCCAACGACAGGATCGCGTGCATTGCGTTGTGCAAACGCGTGCCTTCTTTGGCGTGTACGCTGGACGGGCTGGGCGGGACTTTGTCAACAAGCGCCCGCGAGCCGGGGCAGTTGATAAGACGTTTAGCGGATGATCCGCCAACGATAGCGCTGTGTGTCATTACCTTACCTTTCTTACAGCCAACCCTAGACAGGTTTGCGGAGTTGTGCAACAAATATTTTTATGCTGGAGAAAGAAATCGAAGCCTACTTCGTCAAGTCTGTGAAGGCGCTCGGCGGTATTGCTTACAAGTTCAATAGCTTGTCAAACCGCGGCGTTAGCGACCGTATCGTCGTGTTGCCAAACGGCGAGGCGTGGTTCATCGAACTGAAAACGGAGCGCGGGCGTCTGTCCGCGTTGCAGAAAATATTCGCAAGCGACATGCGCAGGCTTAACCAGAACTACGCGTGTCTTAATTCCATAGAAGCTGTGGACAGATGGACTTACGACCGTATCAACACGAAGCCGCCGACTTCCTCTTCGCCCACGACAGAGCCATGATCCTCGCGCCGGTTGGTGCAGGAAAAACAGCAATCACGCTCACGGCCATGTCGGACATGACCGCGCGCGGACACTGTGACCGCTGGCTCGTGCTTGCGCCCAAGCGCGTCTGCCTGTCCGTCTGGCCGGTCGAGGTCAAGAAATGGGCCGATCATCTGAAACTGGCGGTTGCAGTCGGCACGCCGGCACAACGTAAGGCTGCGTTCGAATCAGACGCGGACATCGTCGTCACCAACTACGACAACATCCCGTCGATAGATCCGACGCATTTTGACGGTATCGTCTTTGATGAGCTGACACGGCTGAAAAATCCGTCCGGTAAGCGGTTTAAGTTCCTGCTGAAAATCCTCGATCAGTTTCAGATCCGCTGGGGGTTAACCGGATCCTTCACGTCGAACGGCCTCGAAGACGTATTCGGTCAGTGCAAGGTCGTCGATCAGTCGCTGTTGGGCCGCAGCAAGGGCGCGTTCCTGCAACAGTATTTTTACTGCATAAACCGCGAGTATGGCCAGTGGGAGCCGCTGCCCGACGCGCTGCCGAGGGTCATGGAAGCGATCAAGCCGGCGACCTATGTGCTGGAGCCGGGCGAGTATAAGGACAAGCTGCCGTCGCTCCACGTCGTCGAGATGCGTTGCGACATGGACATGACGCCATACAATACACTTAAAAAAGAGTTCGTGCTGGAGCTGGGCCAGACGATCACAGCGCCGACAGCGGCCGTCGTGACGCAGAAACTACAGCAACTCGCGGGCGGGTTTGTCTACGGTGAGGCCGGTCCTGAGTGGCTGTCGGACCACAAGTTCGACATGCTCGATGACATTCTCGAAGAGAACCAGCACGCCAACACCATCGTCGTTTACAACTACAAGGAAGAGCTAGCCGAGCTGAAGCGGCGCTATAAGCTGACCACTATCGACGAAGACAACGCTGTGGATAACTGGAATGCCGGCAAGATCCAACTGCTGGCAATCCACCCCAAGAGCGCCGGGCACGGGCTCAATCTACAGTTTGGCGGCAACAAGATCGTCTTTCTGTCACTGCCGTGGTCGCTGGAGCTTTACGAGCAGACCATCGGCCGGCTGCACCGAAGCGGTCAGACGCGCGACGTGTGGTGTTACGTCATCCTCTGTAATAAAACTATTGACGAGCGGATATTCGAAAGTCTAAAAGACAAGCGAACATTGGCTGAGATCGCCTTGGAGGAACTGAAGTGAATTGGCCGGAACTCCAGAACGTGCTGACCAGCCTGACGGAACGAGAGGTATTGGACCTCTTGGAGGACGAGCGCCGTAACGCTCGGCGGTCCACCTTCATCATACGTCTGCACCAGCGTTTTACGACGCTGCGGATGTTGCGTGAACGGGCCGAATTGATGAGAGAAATAGATGACACCGCACGAACTTCTAAAGCTGGCCGGGGACGTAATCGCCGAGCGCGGCGCTAACTACGGCGGAATCGAAGACAACTTCCAGTTGATCGCCGATCTTTCCAGCCTGCGCCTTGGGCGGAACTTCCATCCTTACGAGATCGCCGTCATCATGGCGTGCGTAAAGAATGCGCGTGCGTTTTCGTCGCCGGATCACCTCGATAGCCATGTTGACGCTATGAACTACGAGATGTTCGCGGCGACCTTTGCCGACAATTACATGGCATGGTTCGCGACGACTTTTGAGGGCGGCTCGGAAGTTATCGGCTATCAGAAAAAGGCCGACCGCAAGCCCGCCAAGGTATCAAAGCCGACACGCGCTGCGAAACTTCCCGTAGTCAGTGACAAACTGAGCGAGCTGACTTCCTTTCGGGAGACTTCGGAGTTCTCGCGCGGCGCGTAACTGCTGATCGACAGTGTAGTTTACGAGCGGAGGGCAACCCCCGCTCGTCGACTGACAACCGCTAGAACCGACCAGCGTCAAGATCAGCAGCAGTCTCTTCCGTAGTTTTGGGTTTGGCAATTTCAGCCTGTCGCTTTCAATCGTGCTTGGTGCCGCCGGTCACGTTCCAGTCCTTGGCGGCGATAAGGCCGAGTCCGACCAGAGCGTTCTGGAGATCTTCCCAGTTGACCGTTTTCGTCTGCCATGCGTGCCACAGGACGGTCGCGAGCGCGAGAACGCCCGAGATGGTGGTGTAGGGGCTGTGAATCATTACATTACTCCTCGGTAATGCCACCCGATCTGGATAGCTAGTTTGCCTATCATTCCCACGGTCGCCGCCACCGCTGTGACGTATAGCAGGGTCAGGATTCGGGGGTCTGGCATAGTCGTCGAACCAAATCCTGAACTTGTGAATTGGTCTGGAGAGCCACAATGAGCATGGCGTCGAAACGGGCTTGCAGATCGTCAGGGGGAGGGGGCGGCTCGACGGCGTCCTGAGCCTTGATGATAGCGTCGCGATAGTCGTCCGCTATGGCCGCGATCTCTTTGGCGCGGTCGGTGCCGTTGATGATACGGCGCGCGTTCACGTAGTCGCGTCGGCCGTCTGCAATATAATCAGATAATTTCTTGCCGGTAAAAATGCCCTTGGTCATGCCGTCGAACATCACGAATAGCGATGTCGGCCACTCCAGCGCCTTCTCGGGCGTGTTGGCGATCTTGTAGCGCTCGTAATGGTCCTTCCACGTAAGCTGGACGAGCCCGCGCCCGTAGTAGGGGAAATAGGGTTTAGACTTCAGATACGCCTGCGAGCCATACTCTTTGATCGGCTGCATCGTGTGCGCCGTCTCCCACTTGACCGTGGCGAGCATATAGGCGAGCTGGTCGTCCGTGACGCCGCGATAGTTGTCGTCGCGGTAATTGATGATGTTCTCCATCCCGACGACCTGATCCTGCGTCAGCCTGCCACCGAACAGGCTGTTGCGGACCTCGTCGAAGAAGACGGCCAAATTCATCGGTCAGCCTTCATAGCGATCATGTCGCGGATCGTGTCGAGCTTGCCGAAGACTTGGCTAAGCGTGTTATTGAACTCGTCGCGGGTGACGTAGCGCCCGGCGACCAGCACCTCGATCTCGCTGACCTTGTCCGCCAACTCCTTGTCGGCCTTTTGGAGTTCCTTCACAGAAACCCAAACGGTATTGAGGATCCAGCCGCCCATAGCGCCGATGACGGCCACGGCCACGTCGAAGAAGATCTGTGTTTCGCTCGTCATCACCGTGCCATCGCGTTCTGGTTTTCAGGAGCCATAACATTTTGAAAACTGACCGCCCCAGATATAGCCTGACGCGGTGCGGCTTTGACAACGCCTTGGCGACGGCCTTTTGCACGTTCAGCTATCTCAGCCGTCCTAGCTTCGTATTGCTTAGCTTTAGTTATGGCTTTGCTGAGTTCGGCTGGGTCTTGCATCATCATGCCGATCTCGGTGGCCAGCTTTTCGTCAATTCTGCCCAACGACCGCTTGATAACCGTATTGGCAATTGTCCACGCGCGGTTAAGGAATGGAATGTTCATAGCGGACGAGATACGCGCCGAAGCTAACTCGTCCACTTCTGGCGCAGCCGCACGGCCTAGTTTAGCTTGTTCGTCTGCGAGTTTAGTGCGCCGGAACTCGTCGCGGATGTCGTTGACGACTTTCATATCTTCTGGGCCAAGTATGTCTTCCAGCTTGCTAAAGAACTGCTGTCCTGTGGCCTTCTTGATAGTGCGCGGCGCTTCTTCGACCGCCGTTGCAAACGCGCCAGCGCGAGTCGCTTCGCCAGTCAACGGCGCGGTGAGCGATTTCTGAAGCTGTTGGGCAACTTGCATACGGTTGATCGGCGCGCTTTGGGCGGCGAAATCGGCGCGCGCTTTCTTATATACGGCGTTCTTTTCTAACGCTCTAATAAACTCCTTACGTGTGCCTTGAATCGCCGCTTTCTGCGCTCCGGCCAATCCGTAATCACCCGGTTCGCTAACGATTTGATCAAGCGCCAACTTGACATTATGCAGCGCTTCCATAGGCGTGGCGGCAGCGCCGCGCTCAGCGGCTAAATCGTCAGCAACCTTGAACGCTGCTTTCATGGACGGGCGGGTAAGCAGATCTTCAGGAAGATTGGGCGCGGCCTGTCTAAACGCTTCGGCGTAATTAGTCTTAGCCGCCGCCGCTCGCGCCTCCTGCGCCGCCGCGAGTTCTTCTGGCGTGCCAGCTACTTGCGCCATGCGCTGCGCCCGCGACGCTTCCTGCGCCTGCCGCGCGGCATAGGTAGCTTCCGGCACAATCTCAGCGGCCTGTCTGGCAACAGCCTGCGCGCGAGGGGCGTTAACGTCCGCCAAGGCTTGCGGAATCGACATGCCGGGCGCGGCCGCTTCGAGCGCGGGCTGAATTTCAGGCGCGCCGAACACGTCCGTTATCATGCGGTTGGCCGGCGACAACGCACGACGAACGGGCGGTGTGGCGGCTTCGGCCAAAGCGTTTACGGCAAAACGACTTGGCGCGCGGAGAAGTTGCGCGCCTTGCAGCCCTAACATCGTAGAGACAGGCGCTTCAGCAAAAGTCTCTGCCGGGCTACGAAGAAACCGCCCCGCACCGCGAAGCATCTCACTACCGGCTGTTGATAGCGTCTGAAGCGGCCGTTCGCGCAGCGCTTGCCCCGCAGCGCCTAGAGCTTCAGGGGTAAAGCCCTGAGAGATAGCCATAATATCTTGCGGGATATTACCGGCGACACGTTCGGCATATTCAGGTAGCGGTCGCCCACCAAAATAATCTTCGGCTGCTTTGGTCAACCCGCCAATAAACTCTACGCCTGCCTGCTCAGTTTCCGGCGAAGCAAACCTAAATTTTTCCGCATCTGGCGTCGGCGCGAACTTGCTGACATTATAGCCGCTGGCGCGCAGCTTGGCCATGAGCTGTGACTTGGTCGTTCCTTCAGGAACGCCTTCGATGACAGTGCCGTCAGGCAGTTCAACGTCCATTAGTCACCCAGATCCATAAATTTGATGCGCTTGCGTTCCGCCGGCTTTTCAGCAGGAGCCGTCATCTCACCAGCTTTACCGCGCGGAGGCGCAGCCGCTGGCGTAGGCAGATCAACGTCAGCGTATCTGGCCAGACGGCGTTTGACTTCGTTCCATGCCTTCAACCGAGCGTTCGCGCCGACACGGGGATTGGCAATATCACCTAAAGCCTGCTCGATAAACTCACGGTCTGTATTGGATATTTGCGCGCCAAGACTACCGCCTAGTTTAGTTAGGACGGTATCGTTCAGAGTAGCTTTAAGCGCGGCTATAGCTTCCATTCCCAATGTGGCTTCGCCGGTCATATATTCAATAGCCCCTGCAATGCCAGTCTGTAGACCGCCGCTCGTAGACTGGCGGATAAGATCCGACACGCGGTCGTTTCCGGTATCAGGGTTAATTGCTATATCCTGAAGCGTCTCCAGCGCCGCTTTTTGCTGCGCTGCTTTTTCAGTGCCAATGGCAAACGTGCGCTTCGGCTTCAGCTCCATCGAAGGAACTGGCGGCAGCGGCGCGGCCATTACGTTCACAGGCGCGGGCGCAGGAGCCATCGCGTTCATCGGCGCGGCCGGCGGGGCCATCATATTGATCGGCGGCCGGATCTGCGGACCGCCCATGAACGACGGCGCACCTGCCGCCGCAAAGGCCGGCACCGCGCGCGAGCCGGGCATGCCCGTGCCGCGAGCAATATTGGCCTCCTGCATACGCCGCCCGGCGTTAATACCCTTGTTGTCGCCGGCCAGACTCTCAATAGCCCGCGCAATAGTCTCAGGATTGCCGGACTGCACAGCCGGGACAATACGACTGGGGATAGTGCCGTAGTTATACGCAATAGAGGTGAGCGACGCGCGCACGTTCTCCGGCAAGCGCGCCCAGTTTTCTTCGCCAACCTTAGCCGCCGCTTTTGGCACGAACTCGGTCTGAATGCGGCGCTGAAGATCACGCTCCGCATCGCGTTCCGTAATAGGAGCCATGCCCTTACGGACTTTTTCAACAGTGCCGTCTTCGCGCGTTACAGTGTCGCTGCCAAAACCCGTTCGATAAGCATTAACATCATAATAAGGGGTAGCACTGAATCGTTCACGTTCTTTAATAAGCGACGTTGTCATATCTGACGTGGGCGCGGCCGTAACTTCTTCAGGAGATACGACGCGTGTGGTGCCTTTAATGCGGTAGCCGATTATGTTCTTATTCTTATCTTCAACCGGCTCGTACTGCGGGGCGCTGACCAACCCGCCAATGGGCGCGGCCGCGCCGCCGCCAAACTCAGAATACCGCATGGTCTGCGTTTGACCAGACGGCAGCGTAATATCCTTAGTAGTTTGTTTATATTGCTGTTCTGGCGTCAACAGCACCATTCGACGCGTATCAGCGTCCCACTTGCGATTGGCCAGCACTTCATATTCAGACGGGAAGATGTCCTTGAACTCGCCGATAGTCCGCAGATAGGCTTCCTGATCGCCTTCAGGCACCGCGCTCAGACGAGATAGCGCCAAGGAACGAATCTTTTCGTTAAGTTCTTGTAGTTTCACCCTAGCATTAAGCGCCGATTCTTCTTCCTGACGCTGCGCTGCGCGGCCTTGCAACTCCATCGCCTGCGCGGTCTTGGCCGCCTGCAACTCAGCCAGCCGCGCGGCCTCGCCCTGCTGAAGAGCGCCGAGGAAGTTGACGTTCGGAACCTGAAACTCAGGGATCGGCGTGTATTGAACGGCCATTATTATCTCCGTCCGAGAGCGTAGCCGGCGGCCTGAATGCCTTGGCCGAGCGCCTGCGCCAGAAGGTTCGTCGGGGCCATATAAGAGCTGGCGTTGGCTGCGCCGATATTAGCATAGCCTTGACCAAGCGCCTGACCAAGGTTCTGAAAATTCTGGGCGATGTTGGTTCCTGTGCCAACGGCGACATTACCGACGCCCTGTGCAGCGCCGAATCCGGTCTGCTGGCCGCCCTGAAGCAACGCGATCTGATTGGCGCGATTGGCCATAAACCGGTTATAGGCGTTGCCATATTCCTGACTGGCCAGATCCTGCCCAAATCGTTGCGCCGCTTTTAACGCCGCGCCGGACTGAAGCCCTGCCTGCGCCGCCGCCGTGCGATTGACCGCCTGCATTCCCTGCTGCTCGCGGAAAGCATATCCGGGGTCCATCTGAAGCTGATTAATCGTCGGCTGTTGCATAAGCGCGCCGGACTCTTCGCCCGGGCGTAGCCCCATAAGAACGGCCAGTCGATTGGTCGCCTCCTCGCCAAATTGTGAGTATGGCTGATACGCCGCTGTCGCCTGCTCCTGCCCGCGCTGCAATGCTTGCTGAGCCTGCTGAGCCTGCAACGCCTGCATCATCATAGACATCTGAGTGGCTTGATTCTGCGCCTCTGCGGCCTTACCCCAACCCATCGTCAGATCCTTCCTACCGTGCCGTCCGGGCGGCGTTTCATGCCGAGGCGGTCAAAAATACCATACATATGGTCGTGGCCATCGTCCACCCGCGTATAAAAACCCGGACGGTCGATTATCTGCTTTAGAAGTCCTTTTGTCAGCCATTTACGTCGCCACTCAGGCAGTATGGAACAATGGACTTCGCCGTCTTTCTCGAATATAGCGCCTATCGGTTGCCCGTCGCGCTCGATAAGGTCTACATTCCAATCTTTTGCCCGTTCGACATGCTCTTCAAACGAGATCGGATAATTCCAGTCTGTCGCGACGTATCCTATTCTGAGGGCGGTCGCGCGATCCTGAACTATCCGCGTCGTCATTACGTCACCACACGTCCGCTAGCGCGGATATTTATGGATGTAGACGCGCTGGCAATAGTCGAGATAAAGCTGCCATTAGACAGAATATGCCCGACAATTTCAGGGAACGTATAACATTCGCTCGGTTGGAGCGTTTTGGTTTTAACGATCAGGTTCGCGTCGCCGGCTGAGCCTGCTACAGTCACAAGGTTAACGCTGATCGTCGCCGAGGTCGCGCTGTAATTCGTCGCGGTAAATTTGTCGATGATCGTAGTCACGCCAGTCGACGTATATTGTGTCGTCTGCGTATTTTCCGCAATCTTTGATGGGATTATATTCGTAGGTGTAACGGTCATGGCGCACCCTATGATAGACGTTTAAGGCTGATAGAATCTATCATAGCCTGTTGATTTATAGACACAACTTCATTTCGGAATGACTCAGTGGCCGCCGCGCCCTGACGGACTTCCTTGGCGACTTCAATCTGAAGCATGGGCAGAGCTGTAACGGCGCACATCCACTCGTCTACTTCCTTGCCCGTGTTCGGATTCGTTCCGCGCAGTAATGTAAACCACGCGCATTTTAATTGCACGCAATCTTTTTTTATGAGCGGGCAGAAGGTTCCGTTCTTCAGTTCCATCAGCTTTTTACCGCTATGATGGCGTCTACATACTGAACCGCCAGATTGATGGACGAAGCTGTGAGACTGTGCGTGTGCGGGTCGCCGCTACCGATTGACGAAGTTGAGCCGCTGATTGATGTGGTCGTGAAACCAGACCCCGTCGCGATAGCTCCGCCAGCAATAAGCCCGACAGAAGAAAACGTATGCGTATGCGCAGGGATCTCGTCTGTTGTGAGAGCGTGCGCGCCTACGGTCCCTGAGATAGATTGCGAGCTGAACGCAGTCGTAAACGCGACAGAACCGCCAGTTCCAGCCGTCCCTGACACGATGCGCAACGCTTTATTATCGTCTGCCGTTGATTTTACCCAGCCTGTTGGCGCAGATGTCTGAACGAACAACATACGCGTGCCCGCCGGCAGGGACGCCCAAGAGCCGGAAAAAGTAGTAAACGCGGCGGTCATGGGCGTTGTAGCGCCAATAGTAGCGCCGTTTATAGACCCTCCAGAGATAGCCGCGCCGGAAATAGCAGAGCCGGAAATAGTTCCGTTTACAATAGAACTATTGATTATGGACCCGCCAGAAACATATCCGGCACTCGTAATATTATCAACGACATAGATCTCTACGTCGTTCGAATCCGTTAATTTGATCTTGTAGGCTGACGCAGGCGAAAACCAGATATTGCATTCGCCACGGCCGTCCAGAATTATAGGGTTGGGAT